ACTTGGAATGTATTGGGAGATGAACGGTACGTCTTCATACAAAGTGATACATTCAATCCCATTTTGCCCTCTTTCATAACCAATAACACGTTCTAGCTTTTTATCGTTACGAAAATCTCCAATTTTTTGATCTTTCTTACTAGGACAAGGCGGTATCTCTATTTCTTCCTCTTTCTTTTTAGTTACTATCTCAGGTTGTTGCTGCGGAGGTTGCTCTTGTTGTTGTTCTTGTTGCTCTGCTGGTGCGGTGTATTGAAAGTTAGCAGGGTTGTATTCGAGAGGTTCAAAGCTAGGAATATCAAACGTACCACAGGCTTGATATGTACCTAACTCATCTTCGTTTATCAGTCCTGTAAGATTATTTCTATGAGCATCAACACATCCTGGAATATCAACAACTGGTTTATAAATAATATCTAATATTGGTGGCTGCACTTCCCATAAACGTATCCTTGGAACGTAAACCTCTTTTATTTCAATTTTTGGTATCTTCGTCATCTATATCTCCAATAGAAATAGACCAGCCATCCTCACCAAATTTGCCGACTTCTCTTATTTTAGGCTCTTCTTTCTTTTCAAAACTATCGTGATATTTTTTTATTTCATTGTCTAGTTCAAATTGTAGTTTTTGCATACGCAGCCAGTGAACAAGTTTATCAATATAGTATTTAATTAATTTTTTAAAAAATTTAAATATCACTTATTATTGCCATTTTCCTTTTGTTTCCCACTCTATATGTTCTTTATTTCTTTTTTCAATGTAGTCCCAAAACCATTTTGAATCATCATCCACATTATTACTCATTTCAACCATTGGACCAGTTACTTTAGGCATTTTCTTTTCTATTTGATTAGGCAATATTTTGCTTACACTATCCATAACCTTTTCCATCATCATCGCCTCAAACTGTGGACTGCTGACCCATTTGTAAGTTGCGTAACCTGCCCCAATAGTTGTTAATGAAATTACAAATGATAGGATGGACAAGATAGAAGAAATTTTATTTAGCATGGTAAAATTTGCAATACTTAAAGCACTTTCATTCACAAGTGTACTTGTGTTACTGCTTATTGTAGCCCTGTCGCCTCTCTACGTCACTATGGGTTTTATGACTAGGCAAATGACAGAAAAATCTAGGTAGCAATCAATCCAAAAGTTCTTAATATTCCTAAAGCACTTTCAAGTTTAGATTCAAGCTCTACACAAAATTCTAATAATTCTGCATTAGTAGGACTCGCAGCATTAGCAACAGTAATAGAGCCATTAGCAGTAGGTAGCGTACCAGAACTTGCAGTTGTTGTTATATTTGCAATCGCACTTTGTTGTACAACAGGTGTTGCATTAAAAAATGCTAGTTTTTGTGTTGTTGCAGTTCCTATCTTTGTTCCTGTAGTTGTATTAAAAACAAAGTTAACAGCATCACCTAGAGTAATAGCATTAGCATCAACAGATATTTGTGTTGTTAAAGTTCCAGCATCCATGACTTGAAAGTTAAGCTGCCCATCTTCTGTATCATCACTAGCATCTATAATTACAGATTCAATTGCTGCATATTCTATTTCTGCTGGCACCGTATCAGTTTCATTTGCACCATCATTTTTTCCCTGAAACGTAATTGTTGATAATATATCGTTGTCTTGACCAGCACCAGCATCACCTCTTCTATGAAATAACAATATATCGGCACTACTTCCAGCACTGTTTAAATTACTTTCTATACAAAAAGCTGCATCTGCATTATCTGTAGATAAATGTAAATCAAAAGTAGGATCTGCTTCATGTATCCCTACAAACTCACTTTTTAATCTTATTCTTGAAGCAGTTACACCAGCAGCAGCCGACATAATATCAAGTATGCCATCTTCTGATCCATTAGATACATCTACGATTTGTGCAGCGATTGTTGCATAGTCAACAGCATCACCATTATCATCTTGACCTCTAAAAACTAAATTACCTAAATTATCATTTGCAGCAGGTGAAGCTGAATTTCTAAATAAAACAAGGTCAGGGGCAGTATCAGCACCAGTGTCGGTATTTTCAATAATAACTTGATCTGTGGTATCTGTACTAAATAAATGTAGTTGTGCAGCAGCAGTACCACTTCCTAATTGCAAGCCTGTAGAAGCAAAAGAAGCTACCTGTACCTGATTACAAGAAATACCAATTTCATCATCAGCTACTCTAAAGAAACCAGACGTACCAGTATCACTAATAAATCCAACACTAGGGGCAGAGGCACTTCCATCTGGTATGCCTCTTAATATTGTTGTTAATTGTATTTTTTTATTTTTATTAGCGTTTGCAGCTTCACTTACATCAATAACGGGAAAAACATCAGTCGCAACAGGGGCAGTTAATTCTGTTAACGCAGTTATTTTTCTATCAGCCATTTACTTATCAGTTGCTGCCTCTATCTTACCCTCTAATTTACCTAATAACTCTTTTAGTTTTTTTAATGATCCTTGATTTTCAATCAAAGGTTGTGTCGCATTATTGATTTGTGCTTGCTTATCATTAATAGCTGCTTTTGCTTGCTCTTGAATTTCTTTTATTTCTTGTTGTAGTAATGATACTTTTTTTACATCAATTTCTAATTGCTGTTCGATTATAGAAATTTCATCTTTGAGTAATTTAATAGAGTCGCTCATTTTTTTTTATGTGTTTTTTATATATTACTAGGCAGCTTCTAAGGCTGCAACTTTAGTTTCTAGTGTTTCAATTTTTGTTATAGCCTCTTGTAGTGCAGCAGTAAGTAAAGGAACAAGTTTAGATTGATCTATTGATTGATAAATTGGATCACCTAAATTACCATCTGGTGCTTCTCCCGAATCTATCATTGCTTGAGTGATAACTGCATCTTTTTCTTCATTGATAGCTTCTGGAACTGCTGTAACTTCATGTGCAAAAAACCCATCAACAGTTTTACTAGGACTAGCTTTAAAATTAAATCTATATGGTTTTAATGTTTTTAATCTTGTAATACCGTCAGAAATTGCAACAGCATTTTCTTTCAATCTATAATCAGAAGTTGTATTAAATGAAGTACTGTCCACATCACTTCTTATACTTCCAACATTAGTTCCAATAGAGTTACGACAAATTAGCACATTTCCAGTAGTACTTCCAACAGCTCTACCATGTTTTAAATCAAGTATTGTTTTATTACCATTGCCGGGTTTTTCAATGTGACATATACTTTGGTTACTTACACCTACAATTGTTAACTGTTGTCCTGATGCATTTGCTGAAGTAGTATTAATACATAAAGCACCACCATTTTTAACCCTTAATTTTTCAGAACCGCCTATATCCAAAATTGTATCACCACCATTTTGTTTTATATTTCCATTGCTAGTACCAATATTTCCCAATGTAAGCTGTGCTGTACCATCGTCACCATTTGCAACATTCAATATTGTTGTTCCAGTTCCTGCAACAACGAGGTTTTGCGATGGGTCGTTAGTTCCAACACCGACCTCGCCAGTAGGTTTGATTGTTAAATGTTCAACATAAGAACCTGATGAGAAATTTCTTATTCCAAAAATATTATCAGCAGGAGCTGCAATTTGCCATTTATCTGCATTGTCATCTGCTTCATCTGCTTGTAAAATTATTTTTGCAGCCCCTCCTTCGGCTCCTGTAACTAATAATTCACAAGGACCAGATGCTGACTTCACCTCCACACCAGATGTATTAGTCACTAAAGCTGTCGAACCAGCATGAAATAGCTCACATTTTCCATTATTTACAAAACTTGCGATTGCAGTACCGTCTCCAGTTTGCATTTCTACTTTATTTCCATTAGTTTGTAAAAGTAAATTACCAGTTCCAGCATCACCAATAATTGAGTTAGTACCGTTATGTTCTATGGTCAAATCATTAGATGCACCAAGTCGAATCTGCTTACTGTCAGGTAATGATAAATGACCTGTCTGTGTAACATCACCAGCAGTGCTTAATGTCCATATATTTCCCGTTGATCCAGATATATTGTTTTGTATTAAAAAATTATTGGTACTTGCATTAGATTGCAGCCTCCAGACATCGCCATTGTCATCTCCTTCATCAGCCACCAATCTTAATGAGGCATTACCACCTTCAAAACCTTGAATTGAAATTGTTGCACCACCACTAGGGTCAGTAACAGTAAAACCTGAATCATCTAAAGCGATAATTGTATCGCCTGCTCTTTGAATCAATAATTCACCAGTTCCATTATCATTAATTATGCTATTAGAACCATTGTGTTCAATGGTAAGGTCATCTGAGGCTCCTAGTCGTATTTGTTTACTGTCTGGTAAATCTAAGTGACCTGTCTGTGTAACATCACCATCAGTTGTTAAATTCCACTTAACAACAGAGCTTCCAGTACTGTCATTACGAAAATTTAAATTGTTAGATGTTGCTTGACTTTCTAATACCCAAGAATCACCGTTATCATCTCCTTCATCAGCAATTAATAGTAGTTTTGCATTATTAGCTTCAAAACCTTTAATACTTACTTGAGCAACACCATCTGGGTCTGTAATACTTACACCATTAGCATCTAAAGTAAGAATTGTGTTGCCCGCCCTCTGTAACTGCAACTCACCTGTACCAGTGTCATTTATGATGCTGTTTGTCCCATCGTGAAAAATTTTTAAATCTACTCCAGTCCCAAAAACAACCTTTGCATTATCAGCAAACTTAAGTGCATCATCTGATTTATCAAAAACAACGTTAGCTGCTGCACCTGTAAAAGTAACATCACCGTCATGTGTTGCACCGTCATCAGTAACAGTTCCAGTAATATTCAAACCTGTAGCACTGATATTTAATCTTGTTGTACCAGCAATAGAAACATCAAAATTATTTGCACCAGAACTAAAAATACCTGTATTTAATTCATCTCTAAAACCAAGAGCAACAGCACTTGCGGTACCATCTTCAAGAGTTAACGTACCATCAAGCTGTAATAATTCTACCCATGCGTTATTACTAGAGTTTCTTATCTTTAACGTTCCTGTAGTAGTATCTGCCCAGAACATATAGGCTGCTGTTGTACTAGGAGCAGATGCACTACTATTATTTGTCAGTATTGCCTGTAAAGCGTTATTTAGATCTGCACGAAAACTTGCCCCAGATTGGTTTGCTAAGTCATAATCATGTGTTGCCATAAGTCAGTTATACCAATGGGATTGAGAGATTAAGCACCTTCCGCACCAAAGCCATTTGCATGGTAAGAAAATGTGCGGTCAATAGCTGCATTTGAACTATTGAAAAAAGTAATGCTAAAGCCTGTACGACTTTCACTACTAATTACATAATAGTCACCTGTAGCCATATTACTAGCAGTTATGCCTAATTTAGGAGTTTGATAAAAGGCTTTATCAAACGTTACCACTTTTGGATTACTACCGCCAGTTGTAACTGCTGCACTTTCAGTTCTATTGTCAAACAATATTTTATAGCCTAATTCATCTACCAAGGGTGTTTGATCTGTGTATTCAGAGCTTAAATCAGCTTTAAATTGAAAAACTCTTCCAGTAAACCTACCATTCTCCATTGGTATAAAGTCATCGTACACTTGTGAATCTTCCTGACTAAATTTATTTCCATCTTCAAGTAAAATATATTCTGGAGTTGATTCACTGGTTGCCTCTGTAGCTATCTCGTCATCAGATGGTGCATCATTACTTTTTCTAAATTGAATTACACAGTTTGTTTCGTCTGGTAAATCTCCATCAAAATCAGTCCATTCATCTATATCAGTAAAATGTAAATCAATAGTATTATTTGGATATAGTCCTCTTGTTTGCAATATACGTTGAAATTCAACTGTAAAAATTCCACCTAGATCAACTTTATCTTTAAAGAAATATTCACCAGAACTTAATAATTCTCCACCAAAATCAATACTACCTAAATAACCCTCTTCAAAATCTACTTTATCATCTATCAGATCATCATTATTCAAAACTAAAGCATCATACTGTGATGAATAAAAAACATCATTTTGCTGGCCTTGAAATGGTGGTGAATCAGTATCTTCTCTTCTTGTTTGAACTAATAATTTTGGTCTTTCTTCCGGAATATTTATGATATGTTTTAAAGCTGTTGCTGACTTATCTCCTTCTGTATCTTTAAATTTAACCATATAAGTACCATTTACCAATGGCAAAATTACATAGTCAGTTGTTGCAGAAACCTCTCTTAATAATGTTGAATTAGGCCATAAAGCAGTACCATCAGTCAAAGAAGAATGACGTATAACTGCTACTAATTCCTCTGCATTACCACTCCAATCACTGGGAACTTTCCACTTTAAAATAACCTCATTTGTAGTTGTAACCTGAATACTCATTATGGTAAGGGATCTGGTACGTTAACAGTTTTTAAAGTTTCAATTGCATCAACAGTAAAAGTAGGTGCAACAGCAAATGGTGAAGCTTTTGATTTACCAAAGTCAATACTTAAGGCTCTAACACGAAACTTTACTTGTGTTCCTGACTTGACATTATCAATTTCAAGTCTTGTATCGTCTGTATCTACTGTCTTTTCGTTAGCGTCACCAATTTTATATTTAACTCTAAAACTTACATTTGCTCCGTTTATTCCTCTAGACCAACTAAATATTACTCTTACTTGAGATTGTGTTTGTTGTTGTATAAGTGAGTTTGTAACTTCTAAATTAGTTGGAATTGTAGGCTCATTATTAAACGCAGTTACATCTTCATAATCAAGTTTTGCTTTATTATTTGTTGTGTTATCAACAATATCATAAATAGAATCATTAAATTCTAAACCTGTAATTGTATATTTACCATCACCATCATCTTTTACGTCAATACAAGTAAATTTTTGAGCTTGAATATTGCCTCTTTGTATAACATAAACAGAATCTTGTAAAGGAACAGAAGATGGTGTACTTAATAACTGTATTCTTCCATCACTTGTTATTGCATTTATTCTAATTTTTTCTACAGTTCCATTTGCTAAAGTCAAACTTATTGTATCTGTAGAAGAATCAATAGTGCCTAAAGATGTATCGTAATTTTGATCAACAACAATATGAGAGGTAGTTGAACCAGCACCTACACGACCAGATAATCTTATACCTGCTCTCATTTCATCTTGTACTGCAAATATTTGACTTGGCAGTACAGCAAGACCATCCAATCCAGTTTGAAACGTAACCGTATGTCCATCTAACTTTTCGCTATTTAGCATCCATTGGCCCATCCTTTGAGCTTGATATTTAGAAGAACAACCAAATGCAACTATTTCTTTAATGTTGTAACCATACTTTTCAATCAAGTCATAATCTTCGACAACAACCACATTTGGCTTATAAAAATTGTCTGGATCGTTATAACTCACCCAAATAGACGTTGATCTTGTTTTTAAAGATGAACCAGAATAAGAAAATGCACCACCTATAACATTTGAATTTGTGTAAAGATGAACTGGATCTTTATCAACATTAGATGTATGAACTTTATTTGGTGAACTTATATTTGCAGAGCTTCCATGATCTGCAACAACATTTACTGTATTTGAACCCCAATATGTCATCCCTCTAAAAATACTGGCTATATTTTGTAAAACTCTGTATGCTTCTGCTTGTGATCCGATGACAGTATTTATTGCAAATCTTGGCTCATTGCCATCAGGTGTGCTTACTAATTGATTTGCATATCTTGATAAAGGGTATAAATCAACCCAGTTAAGGTTAGAAGTGTCAATAAATTCACCGCATCCAAACCGTTTATTAACTAAAAGATCATAAAAAATACAAACAGGACAAGTTGTAAAATATCTATCTTCTTTAAGAAGGCCATCAAAAGCTGAATTATTAAATCTTAATCTGCCATTATCTAAAGCTGTAGCATTTGAGGGTATTTGTACTTTCATTCCTTTTACCAAATACTGCCTTGAAGGCAGGCTACTAAAGGTTTCTGTTGATAAATGTAAACCTACACAAGCAGTATATGGATACGCTGTTCTTATATCTTGGCGTTCTATTAAAGATGTGAGAATAAGACGATTTGCTCTTGTACCTGTTAAAGATGTATTTTGTGGAATATCTTTAAAATTAAAAAATCTTATTTCATAATCTTCTTCTGCTTTTGGTCTTTTCTTTTTCTTATCCAAAAAACCACCTCTTATAAATTTTTGTACTTTTACTGTGTAAGGTGGTGTTCCAGTTAATTGAACTGGATCTGTTTTAAACTGATAGTTTGATGTTGATATTCCTGTTATGTCTTTTTTAATTACTCGTTTGAATTTACTATTTTTATTTTTTACAAAGACTCTTAATCTTATCGTTGCACTAAAAAGCTGACCTTTTGCAACCCCCTCCATTGCCGTGCAAAAAAGCTGTGGAATTGTAAAAAGTAACTGAAATGAATCGGTATCTTCATCTGTAATTTGAAAAATATGATTACCACCACCGTATTTTGCTAATCCTTTTCTAGTTCCTGCATTAGATAAATTTTCACTATAATTTTCTCCTATTTCTTGTGAAATATCAATAATGGAAGAATTTGATTTTTTAAATCCAGCCAAAGTTGATTGATTTCTTGTTCCGAATTTTTGATCAAAACTTACATCTGATTTTGGAAAATTTAAATTGCCTTTATTGTCTGCAACTGGTGTTTCATTTAAAAAAATACTTTTTTTACCATTTACAATACCTTCTATAGGTCCTTCACATAAAAGATCAACTAATCTAATAACACTTGTACTATTTAAAGCCATTTTATGCTCTTCCTCCTTTAAAAAATCTGTAACCTATTCTTCTTACAAACATTTTAACCGAAGATGTATTTATTAACTCTTTATCAATAATTTGTATAAAAACATTAAAAGGGTGTTCATCTCTAAAGACAGGTTGAAAACGAAAAATATATCTTACTCTATGAGTGCTTTTCATAAGACCTTGTACTGTTATGCGTTGATGTAAAACTGTACTTTCTGTTTGAGGTTCTTCTACTATCACAGCAAAAGTAATAAAACCATCAATGATGGTAGAACCTGTACCTCCTACCCTATCTCTGATCCCATGAAAATCAAACATCATATTCATATGACTTTCATTCATTTCTCCAGAATTATCTATATCAAAATTGTCACAAACTTTTTGTTTTGCCGTTGTAGCTAAATTAATAGCTGATTTATCTATTTGAAATTTTCTTCCTTGATATGCCTTTATTTTTTTACCAAAAGATACTCTTGTTACTCTTGTCCCCTCATAATTACTTGTTCTACTACCATCTTGTTTAATTATATTTCCATTAACTCTTACAGTGTTAGGGCTTGGAGGAACAAAAGTTATGCCTAATTTATCACTTTCATCTACAACTTTAATATCAGTGCTTATCAAGTGACTACCCACCATAGCCTTACCATAAACCAAAGGTATAGTTTTACCAATACCGACTGTGTTTGCAGCACCTCTATAAGCATAACTTTGTTGACCATCAGCACCTCTTTGCACGGAAGATGGGCCACCTAAGAAACCACCTTGACCGACATCAAAACCACCCATAGTAGGAGTTTGTTGTTGTGGTGCAAGCATTTCTGAAACACCCCTTAAAGCTAAAGCAATACCTATATTTCCAACAGCAGCTCCAATACCACCTGAAAATCCAATGCCACTTAAACCAAAGCTAAAAGTTGTACCTCCTGATGCTATTCCAATTCCAATCATAATTGCACCTGCAATGAATTTACCTGCTTTACCGCTTCCAGAAATAACTGGTGTAATTACTAAATCATGCTGACCTAAAGGTAAAAATAAATCTGACTCTTCAAGATCAATATCTACTTGTGTGACTTTATAAACAATTCCTTTTTCATGTGAAGTAGCAAGATATTCAGCAAAATCAGGATAATTTATACATAACAATTTGATCGCATCGGCTGGTGTTCTTAGGTCATGGTAAACATGAGTTTCACCCCACTTTTCACCTAAATCATCAAGCAGCAGAACTTTATGCTGCATATCTAAAACACCCCACTGTTTTCTTTCTATAATAACTATCAAAATATTCTGCACAACTTAACGACTCAAATTTTTGATGCAAAATCATATCATTTTCTAATAAAACAGCCCCGTGCATAGGTTCTTTTGTAAATATCTTCATTATCAAAACATCATTAGGTTTTCTATGATTTATATCTACTTTTTTAAAATTTAATTTATCAGCGTCATTCAAAAAAATACTTCTGCAAGTTTCAAAACTTTCTGGCCGTTCATAATCGGGTAAATTTATTCCTAACAAAGCATAGTAGTCTCTTACTATAGAGTAACAGTCAAAAACACCATACTCCCATTGCCTACCAACTAAGGATTTATAATCAACCATTCATCTGTTGTATTTAAATAAATATACCATTTTATTTTTGTGTTTTTACAAGCAACAATATCTGGTTCGCTTACTGGCTGTCCCAACGGGTGTGAATGCACAATGTATTGCAATTTACCTTTCGATCTTGCCCTTAAAAAATCTTTTGGATGTATTGAAAAATTATCTTCTGGTGTGTCTGCGATATTTAAACAAGGATAATATTCATCATTTACAACAATCCCACAAGATTCTTTTGGTGCTTGTTCTAATGCGTGTTGTTTTGCTGCTAATTGAAAAGACATCATAACTGTATTCTTGCATTTATAAAACCACCAAAAGGAAGATCAACAGGCTTTTTTTTAGTACCACCATCACCATTAGGAAACCTTTTTAAACAACTTGAATATTTATGACCACATCTATCTTGTGATAATTTGGTAGCAAGTGAACCTGTTGTAATTAATTGATCATCTACCGTAAAACACTTGTTACCTTTATAACCACATTCAGTACCTCTATATTCCCATGGGCAATGCTCAGTAATTTGTCTTTTAGGGATTCTTAAATTTTGTAAATTTATTTTTGCTGATAATTCAAACTCAACAAATTCTGGGTTTTCTTGACTTATTCGATCTATGTACCAAATATCATCTGTCTTGAAAATAGCAGTAGGATCAGCGGTAGAGTTTGTTCCAGATGAAAAATTCACAGCATCTAAAAATTTTTTACAAGTTTTTATTCTTTGTACTTTTCCTTGTAACGGGTTATAAAGTTGTATAAAAGCAGAAATAGCGTTATTAACGTTAGCAACTTTAAATTTTGGTCTAGGTATAGTTCCTTGTGTAGTGCTATCAAAGCCTGTAACTTCTGCTGGAACAGCAGAGTAAGTATTACCTCCAAAAACAATATCTGTTTTTACTTCATTAGTTCCTGCATGATATCTAAATACTTGATCTATACCATTAACAGTAGAAGTATATGTAAGAACAAATAATTCAATCTCAGCAGACGCAGCAAGCTTTTGTATCTCTTCACTAATTTTTGTAGAAGCTGGTGATATTTGTGAACTTGTCATGCTTCTGCTACCTCCTCAAATGTTGCATTTATTGTAGCCCTATTTAAATATGGTATTGTTTTATTCCATTCTCTACAGATAAAAGTTTTTGACGCAGACTCACCTGCTGGCGTGTATGTAAAAGATTCAACACCAGCACGACCATCTAAAAAATCCTCAATCTCATCACTTTGAGTTTCAGTTATATTTTGCCATGTAAATTGATAAACTTTTAAATTTTGATTAATACCAAAACTAGACCTTTGAGAATAACCAGAACCAAAATCTGCAATACGAATTTTTGGGCTTGATTTTTTTGACGTTCCGTAAGTTGGATTGACAGTTGTTGGAAAAGCAGCCATTAACTTAATATACCTCCAGCCATTTTTTGTTTAACTAATTCTGCCTGTATTGCCACTGATAAAACCTCACCTAATTGTTTAGCAGATTGGTCGTCACCCTCTACAGCAGAACCAGAAGCATCTACATTGACCACCACGTTTGTTGAACCTCCAAGAGCATGATTTGGTGTAACCATACCAGAAACTCCTGGTGTAAACAACTCTGGCCCCTTTTCACCAACCATATAACTACCACCACCTTTTACTGGCCCTCCCATTGCCTTTGGTGTAATATTAAAGGAACCAGCCGGAAGATTAGCACCACTCGGTATATTTGTTCCGAAAGTTCCTGGGGCAGCCACCATTGGTGCGGGTGCTTTAAAACCTCCACTTATACCTCCTGCAAGTAATCCTAATATTCCCCGTTGAAACTGATTTGCCATCATTTTTGCAGCCATATCTAAGAAATGATCTGCTATTCGATTTAACATATTTCTAAAAGCATCTCTTACTGACATAGTGCCTTTAATAATTCCTTTAAATGATTCTTCAAAAGAACTTGCCATTGTGTCTGACAAACTTATTGCTTGCCTTATCGGATCTTGCAATGCTTTCATTTCATCTTGCAAGTTTTTTACTTTGTCATTAACAGCAGAGAAAGCAAGTTGACCCGACTGACCAAATTTACCTTGTGCTTCATCTACAAGACCAAGCATTTCTCTTACTTCTTCTAACGCTTCTACAAAATCTTGTTGTCTTTTAAGCCTGCCCTCTTCAAATTCTTTTTGTATTTTTTGTGCTCTTTCTTGTCCAAAGATTGCAGGATCTACACGATTAAAACCATCACTGGCAGCACCAGCAAGTAATCTGTCTGTAATCGTAATTTGTTTTGCTTTTGCAATTAATTCATCATTAGCTGCTTTTGCTTTTGCTTCTGCTAAAGCAAGCTCAATAACAGACTGATCATTTACTAAATTTTGTTGTAATAGTTGTTTTGCAACTTGATTACCTATTTGTTTTCTGGATTCAAATATTTGTTTTGCTAAAACAGCTTGTCTAGTTGTTGCTGCTAAAGTATCAAATGCACCAGAATCAGTACCAAAAATACCAACCAAAGATTTTGCTATTGAACTAGAACCAAATTCTTTAAAAGCACTTAAAGCTGCGATTGCTTCTTCTTTTGTTACATTAAGTCTTTTTGCTAATCTATCAATATCAGCAGCTAATATCTGAGTACCTCCACTTGTAGCAGTAAATTGAACATTTAAAGCAGCTAAAGATTTATTAAATTTCTCATTCTTATCAACAGCAGAACCTATCGCTGTTCCAAGAATTGATAATGCAAAACCAAATTGACCTCCAATTAAACCACCTGCTGCACCACCAAGTCCACCACCAACTGCTGCTGCTCCTGTTTGTCCAAAAAGTAAAGGAAATGCTCCACCAATAATTGCACTACTAGCTGCATTTCTAACCGTTGCCCTATTTCTTCTTTGATTTTCTGCTGCTGCTAATTCTCTTTCTTTTTTTGCTCTTAACTCTCTTAATTTTATCGCTCTCCGTTGTAATTGTGCATCTCGTTCTTCGACAGTTTGCATACCTTTCATTCTGCGAATAACATTTTGTGCAGCTTTTTCACTTGCTTTCAATCCTTGACTTTGTTTATATGCAGCTTTTGTAAATTCCTCAAAAGTAGAGGTTCCTACTTTTGCATTATCAGCTACTTCTTTAAAAGCATTTGCAGCAGCTTGTTGTTGTGCTGGTGTATTACCAATAGTTTTACCTAATTTATTAACTTGTTGTGCATATCTGCGTAATTGACTAAGGGCATTAGCTATTCGATCACCACTTGCACCACCTACCGCTTTACTTAAATCAATTGATCTTATTCGACTTATACTTGCCTCTAATTTCTTTGCAGAAGTTATTGCTCTGTCAACTTTATTTTGACCAACTACCTTAAAATTTATATTTACACCGTAATTAGACACAAAAAATTAGATATTTCTTTTATCTTACCTTCTTTTAGCTCTTAAAGCATTAGTTTTTTGTGCTTGTTCTTGTTGTTTTTTCATATCTTCATGCTCAATTTCTGCATAAGCAGCCCATCCTATCATCTCTTCAATAGTCAAAGTTTCACATAACTCAGCTACAGTTTTATGTAATGTTTTTGCTAAAGAAAATAAAAACTGCCAATCTTTATTATCTTTTTAAATCGGCTTTAGCCTCTGATACCTCCTTATCAATACCAGCTTCTATCATTGCTAATTGAATTTCTTGCAAGATATTTACTTCAACTTCTCTTCTTAAAGAAGCTTTATCGCCATCTTGAAATAATCTTACACCATCCTTATCTAGTGCTTTTTCAATCATCATTTGTAAAGCATAATCATTAACATCATTAGAATTAGTTTTTTTCTGTATTGCTTCTCTTTCAGCAATGGTCAAAGGATGCCAATAAACAGTAAGAATAATTTCATCATTCTGTTTAATGTCGTGTTTGTAAAGTTGTGAAACTCCAAACCTGTTTTTGAGTAGGTCTACTGCTCTTGTCATATCAAAATTATATTACTTTACTATATTAAGCGTTAGCGGTAAATTGGCAAGATATTACACCTATAAAGTGACTTCTATCTTCAATATTTAAAGGAGTTGGACCAGTTATATCAAGAACTCTAGGTTTACAACTAAAAGTATCAGTGTAATCAGAAGCATTAACAGAAGTTAGTCCATCTATAACAGCTTCGCCTATTGCTGATAAAACTGAAGTTCCTCTATCTTTAGGACAATAAACATTACATTGAATAACACCAGCATAATAATCTGAAGAAGCTCCCTGATTTTGTAAAGTAGATTGACCAAAATCGACTGTCATAATTATATATTTTTTTGTTTTACCAGGTGTTGTGTAATTGACGTTGTCATAAACCATCAAAACAGTATTATCTACTGCTGCAACTGCATCTGTTACTGCTTTTTCAAACGCTGCTCTTGTGTTAACTAAAGTCATAATTAAAATTCAGAAGTACCAGTATATTTTTTACCTTTCTTACTACCTTTACCAAATAAAACTTTTTTCTGAACAGAGCCAATTTTAATAGCACCACGTTTTTTCTCTTTAAAGTTTCTATTAATAGTTTTTTGAATATCTTGTTTAAGATATTTAACTAATCCTGGATCTTCAATAATGTAATTTGAATACTCAGCTTGATTACCAATAAAACATCCTTTTCGGTAATCAAAAGTAGGAGGAGAAAATCTAGGTGATATTTCTGGATTAGGTGGCTTATCCCCTTTTTTCTTCCAAACAAAATTAGCCTTTATTCCAGCCCAAGGTTCGTGATCTTCTACTCTATCTTTTTGCCTTACCTGACTTTTTTGTGCTCTCCAACTTGATGCTAAAAATCCTGTATAAACTGGACTTTCATCTACAAGATCAGCTAAAACTTCTCCAATCATTGAATTAAATGCTTCATTGAATTCTTGATTTAAATCAGGTTCTAAATTTTTTATATCTCTATCTGCCATTAGAACCTCACTAATAAAGTAAATAAATAAGTTTGCCCACCTTGTTTTGTATCTATACTAGTTATTTGACCAACTCTTGTAGAACCTGCAAATGTTAATGTAACTTCATCATCTAAATCAGGTTGATTATCTCCAATAAGATCAGGTGTTATATAAATTTTAGCTTCTCTCATCTCCTGACCACCCTCCTCTTCTGATCTAACAAATTCAACTGGTGCATTTATGCTGTAGTTAGTATCTGTTGTAGTGAATGCTCCTGTACTTGTGTTATAGCTACCAGATGCTTTTTTTGTATAAACAATAGAAGAATCAAAAGAAGAACCTAAATCAGCTACTACTTGTTTAGCAACATTTTTAAATAATGAATCTAATTGTCCTGCCATTATCCTCTAACTACCCTCATCTGAAAACTACCTGCTCCACCTAGCATATATGCTCCAAGATAACTTTGTAACCAAGGGTAGACATCAAGAATGTTATTCACTGAA